TTAAGGATGGGCGTTACTGTATGTCTACCGACAATGCTCTTAAGCGAAGAACTAAACTACCTAGAAAAGCATACACCAAAAGTAGAACAGTATCTCTTAAAAAGGCTAAGTCTGGCGAAAACATCATTTCCCCTGCTAGAATTATGAGAAACACAAGATATCGGTCTATGTTTGAAATCAACATAGCCAAAGCCCTCGCAGAAAAAGGTATTACATTCGAATACGAATCGAAGAAACTAACGTATATACCAAAGCCCCGTAATTACACGCCTGACTTCTATATCCCTCATAAAGAGTTGTACATAGAAGCTAAAGGCCATCTAGATAAGGGGGACCGTGTTAAGATGTTGTTAATTAAGCAACAGTACCCAGACCTCGATATCCGGTTTGTCTTCCTTAACGCGAACAACAAGATTTACAGGGGTAGCAAGACCACCTATGCTGCTTGGGCAACTAAGCACAACTTTGTGTGGGCAGAGAAAACAATTCCAGAGGAGTGGCTGAAAGATGGATGATATAAATAATCAGGTAGAACGAGCCAGTTTGCTCCCAAATAGGTATTATCTTATTCTTAACTACGAGGACGAGGATTCGTTTTCCATGACAGCTTACGACACTACGAAGGGTAATACAGTTGATTTAGAGAGTGTGCCTGCTGGTATGGTAATCTTGTCAGGTATTATAGAGATGATGGAGAATGACTTTGACCGCGTGTGGGATGCTGGCATGGCTAGACTTAGTTTTGTAGCTATGGCAAACTCCTTCAAATCAGAGTTGAACAGCGACAAGGCTGATGATGTTATAGACAAGGTGGTTGCCCGTGAGGACAACATAGTTAAGGTAGACTTTGGAGAGAAGCAATGAGAGACCAGTGGAATATAAATTACTATCAGAAACAAGCAGCAAAGACTGCTATATATCCTGACAGTCATAAGATAATCTACCCTGCACTGGGTCTTGCTGGTGAAGCTGGCGAGGTTGCTAACAAGGTAAAGAAGTTTGTACGTGATGGTTATGACCAAGAGGGGTTCGAACTCAAAAAGGGAGAGCTTGCAAGTGAGATAGGTGATGTGCTATGGTATTGTGCAGCACTGGCTCGTGACATTGGTTATGACTTGCAACACATAGCGCAAGGTAACATCGCCAAACTAAATGACCGTGCCAAACGTGGTAAGATAGGCGGAGACGGAGATAATCGGTGACAAGCTACATGAACATCATGAAAGAGATAGAAGAAAACGAACAAGCAGGTAAAGAGGCATATAGCGGCTATGACATGGTTGACAAACCCTTCCA